GCGGCGTCGGCGGGGGCCAGGGTGGCGGCGTCGGGATCGGGTGCCGGTGCTGCCTGCTCCGCTTCCATGGCGGCCAGCTCGGCGGCGATGTCGGCGGGTCCGATGTTGGTAAAATGGTTCGCGGCGTTCTGGCGGGCGTTGATCCGCTCCAGGGCTTCGCGCTCGGTGGTGGTCATGGTCTCGGCCTCCTTCTTTTCTTCGGTGTCGGTGTCGGTGGGTTCGGCTGTGTCGGCGTCGATGTGGTCGATTCCGAATATATCCATGTATGCCGTAATGCCGTTGGATGTGGTTTCAATGATGGGGATGTTCTTCACGTTGTCCCATATGGCAAATGTGAGGGGCGCGGTCTGTCGGGCGCTGTAGCGGCTTCTGTGGGCGTTCTCAATGGCTTTCATGATGGCGGTGGTGTTGTCGGTGGTGCTGTCGTTGTCGGCGGCCTGCGTGGCCGCCTGGGGCGCGTTCTCGGTCTCGGTGGGCTGCTGGTACATGGTGCGCTTGTAGGTGTTGCCGTCAAATTCCTGGTAGCGGGTGCGGGCTTCGTTGTTCTCGTCCAGGATAAAATTAAGTACGGTCATGGGGATTACTTTGTAATGTCCGTGGCGGTAGTCACGCCTCGCCGTCCTCGATCCGTCCTCGTCCTTATACCATACAGTGTAATTGGTCCCGACGATCTTACCGGCCTTCATTATCTGCTCTTCTTCTACTCTCCAAATCTTGCTCATTGTTCTTTCTCCCTTCGCTTTAGTTTGTTAAAGTGCTAAAATCAGTTATTTCTGACCACAGCATTATAATATCAGATATATCTGAATATGTCAAGGGGTTAGACGGCATTTTTTCAGATTTTTCTGATGTTTCTGCGGTGTTCAAATTTTCCTACATATTCATACATTCACGGGCGGCGTTCTGGCGTGGATCGCGTCGGGCGTGCTTCCGGTCGGCGTGGGTGATCCGCTGCCGGTCCAGATGTCCAGCCTTGGTCGCTGGTTGGCGCTGTGGCGGGCTGTCGCTGCTGATGGGCGTATATAGTAGTAGGGCGGCGCGTGGCGGGTCCTGTGGGCGTCCTGGGCGCGTGGGTGGCTGTCGTCGGGCGTCTGGGCGGGGCGTTAGCTGCCGGGGCTCTGTGGGGCTGTGGGGCGGTCCTGCTGGCGGGGCCGGTATCGTGGCCGGGCGTCGGGTCCTCGATCCTGCTGTCGATCGTGGTGGGCGCTGGCGGTGCCTGGGTGCCGGTGGTCCGTGGTGGTCTGTCCGCTGTCCAGCCTGGGCGGGTCCGCCTGCTGTGCCTGTTGCCGGGGCCGTGGCTGGTCCTCCGCTCCGCCTGACTGGGCTGCTGGCGGTGTGCCTGGCGTCGTTCCTGGCCGTGATCGTGGCGGTGGGCGGTCCTCATGCTGTCGGGGTCCTGTCTCCGTTCGGGACTCTTCCCCAACTGCATAGCCGAGTTTCGGGATGGCCTCGGGGGCTTTTCGGGCGCTGACGCGCCCGGGAGTTAAGCCAGAACCCATAACGCAAATAAAAAAGACTAACTCAATCCCAAAAATCCCGCGAAAAATAAAAAGCGAAAAATATCAGATATATCTTGACAATCAGATATATCTGTGATATTATATTCATATAAGCAGAAGGGAGATGCTTTGCATGAAAGCGATGGAAGCTCTGAAAACCATTATGGAGAAAACCGGGTATGGAACGAATGCGTTGTGGGAGGCGATGGGAAATGACAAGACAACGGCAAACAGGCTGAGCCAGCGATTCAAGCAAGAGAATGTGAGTGTAAAGAAACTGGACGAGATGTTGCGGGTGATGGGGTATAAGGTAGTGATAATGCCGTCGAACGAAGCAACGCCGAAGAACGGGATAAAGATTGAATGATGGACTTACAGAATAGGGGTAAAAGACATGACATACGGTTATGTGAGGGTATCAACCCGAGAGCAAAACGAGGCGCGGCAGGTAGACGCGATGAATGAATTTGGGGTTGAGAAGATATACATGGACAAGCAATCCGGGAAGGATTTCAACAGGCCGCAATATATGGAGATGGTGAATGGACTGAACGAAGGCGACGTGTTGGTGCTACATTCCATAGATAGGCTTGGCAGGAACTACGACGAGATATTGGAGCAATGGCGTATCATTACGAAAGAGAAGCGGGCGCAAGTGGTGGTGTTGGACATGCCGCTGTTGGACACAAGGCAGGGGCGAGATTTGACGGGTACGCTGATAGCGGACATTGTGTTGCAGTTGCTTTCGTATGTGGCCCAGAAAGAGCGCGAATACATCCGCAAGCGTCAAGCGGAGGGCATAGCGGCGAAAAAGGCGCGGGGCGATTGGGACGACTACGGCAGGCCGCGGAAAGAGATAGAGAACCTGGCGGCGTATCGAGATAAGGTTGCCGCTGGGGAGATGACAGTGATAGCGGTGTGCAAGGAACTTGGGATATGTAGAGCGACGTGGTATGAGAGAGTGAAGGAGGCTGGATGATGTCAATAGTACATGATAGTCAAAAGAAGATTGTTGACCATTGGTATGGCAAATATATATTGCCAGATGGACGAATCACGGAAAAGCATGGTTCAGGTGCAATTCCTATTCTGATAGACAAGGGTGAATTGAATTGCTGGGCGTGCGATATGCCAGAAGAAAACTGCGAATTGCAAAGATGTCATATTCTCGCAGAATCGCTTGGCGGAGAAGGTTATGCTGACAATCTGTTCCTTATGTGCGAACGATGCCACGAAGAATCTCCTGACACAACAAATCGGGATGCTTTTTTCAGGTGGGTATACAAGAGAAGAAAAACGTATTCGTCCGGTTCACATAACGCAGAAAGCTTGTTGAATGCGATAAATGAAGAACTTACAGCAAGAGGCATGATGACTTTTCAAGAACTGTTTCAATCTTTGCCGACGCAAAAGCAAGAAGAACTCACGAAGATGTTGACATACAAGCCTGAAGATATTGTTTCCGAAGATGGAGCGTGTTATGGAGTCAGAAAGTACATTGGAGAGCATACAACATCGCACTTTGGAAAAGGAAGGATAGGCTTTAATTCGATTGTCATAGCATATGTCGATTATATGTTGGAGTGCTATTATGGATTGATATTGAGAGATTATCAGTTTACAACCAATAGCGAAGCAATAGGATAACATGACGATAGGAGGAAATACATATGTTTTGCCCGAATTGCCACAGTGACAATGTGAAGGTTGAGAGTGTGCAGGAGAATTTGGGGAGCACGGAGTTCAGCAGGACGAACACGAAGGAGAAGCGGCACGGGTTTTTCTGGTGGATATTCATTGGATGGTGGTGGAAGATCATCGACCTGTTCCTCTGGGTATTGTTGTTTATTCCGCGGGTGCTGCTGCACATAGGCCGGAGGAAGAAGTATGTGTCGAAGACAACGACGCAGACTGTGAACCACATCGTGTATAAGACGGTGTGTACTTGCCAGAATTGCGGGAATACATGGACGATAGACAACTGATTGGGTGAGGTGGGATATACGATGACGATTCAGGAGAGCAGGGCGCGGGAGGCTGAGAAGTGGGCGCGGATGTATGAGGCGTTGAAGGGGATCGAGGCCGGGGACGGGACGATGAAGACGGCGCGGGCGCTGATGAAGAAAGCGGACCCGAAGATGACGCAGAGCAAGGCGATGATAGACTTGTTGGCGTTTGAGCATTTGGGGTATATTGAAGGTGTTCGGGATGGGGAGGGGAAGATGATGGAGCCAATGGCGGTGAGGATCACGGAGAAGGGGCACGAATATTTCAAGCGCCGAGCCGCCGAATAGGGATAAAGTGACAACTGAATAGAAGACGACATTACGAGAAGCAAGATGGACATACGAAAATGTTTATCCTGCTTCTCTTTTTGTGTTTTTGGGGAGGAAAAGAATATGGATTTGAAGGCGTTGGGTTTCAAAATAATCGAAAAAATCAAAAAAGACCCATTTGGGTATCAGGCGTATGAGGACTACTACGGGATTATGAAGACGCTGCTGCCTATGGAGAAGGGTGAGGCGGTGGCGGGGCTGAAATGGCTGAGCGAGACGATCAGCGAACGGATGGGCGTGTTGGTGCAGCGGGATTTGGATTTGGGGCGGAAGATGATGGGGCTGCATCGACGGGTGCTGTTGGCGGCGGCACCGTGGGATTTTGATTCGTATATGTTGTTTGTGGAGTGGAACCGGGAGCCGAGCAAGAAATTCTGGCCGCCGAGGCGAAGAACATTGAAGCCGATTGCGGACGATATGCAGGCCCTGGCGGATGACAAATTGGACCTGTTGGCAATTTCGCTGCCGCCTGGAGCCGGGAAGAGCACGCTGGCGATATTTTATCTGACGTGGCTGGCTGGGAAATACCCTGACGACCCGATATTGACGGGATCGCACTCCAATTCGTGGATAAAGGGCGCGTATGACGAGTGCCTGCGAATCATGGATGTCAGGGGCGATTACCTGTGGTCAGAGGTATTCCCGGCTGTGAAGGTGTCCAGCACGAACGCGAAGGACTGCCGGATAGATTTGGGGAAACGGAAGAGGTTTGAAACGTTGGAGTTCACGTCCATCGGGACGGGCAACGCCGGTCTGTACAGGGCGGCGACGCTGCTGTACTGCGACGATTTGATTTCATCGTTGGAGGTGGCGCTGTCCCCGGACCGGCTGGCGAAGCTGTGGGGTATATACAACACGGACCTGCGACAGAGGAAGATCGGCGACAAGTGCAAGGAGTTGCACATTGCGACCAGGTGGGCGACGGGGGACGTGATTTCGCTGCTGGAGCAGACCTATGAGGGGGACGACCGGGCGAAGTTTATCGCCATTCCAGCGTTGGACGAGAACGACGAGAGCAACTTCGACTATGCCTATGGGGTTGGATTCAGCACGAAGTTCTATCACGAGCAGCGAGACATCATGGATGACGTGAACTGGCGGGCATTGTACATGCAACAGCCGATAGACCGTGAAGGCAGGCTGTATGACCCCGACGAACTACGGCGGTACTTTGAATTGCCGGAAGGTCAGCCGGACGCCATCATATCCGTATGCGACACGAAGGACAGGGGCAGCGACGATTGCGTGATGCCGGTGGCCTATAGGTATGGGGACAATTACTACATCGAGGAAATTTTCTGCGACAACAGCAAGCCGGAAGTGGTGGACGAGCTGCTGATCCAATGCCTGTTGAGGCACAAGGTACAGATGAGTTGCTTTGAAAGCAATTCGGCAGGCGGGCGGGTGGCCCAGACAGTGCAGGCGGGCGTGAAGGCGCGGGGAGGAATCACGAAGATCGAGACCCGGTATACCACGCAGAATAAAGAAACAAAGATATTGGCCAATTCGCCGTGGGTGAAGGAGCGGTGCCTGTTCAAGGACGATACGGTGAGCGACAATAACTACAAGCGGGCAATCAACAAACTGTGTGGGTATTCGGTGTCATCCAAAAACAAGCACGATGATGTTCCCGACGCATTTTCGCAACTGGCATTGTATGCAGAGAGCATGGGCGGGGCGAAGGTGAAAGTGATACCACGAATTTTTTGAGCTCCAAATTGAAAATAGTTTTCAAAACCACTTGACATAGACAAGCAAACGTGATAGAATGATACTGAAAAAATAGAATACTTTGCAGAGATTTACGGGCGCAAGATGGATTTACGAATATCCATCTTGCGCTTTTTCTGATTTTTGGGCGAAAGGAGGTCAGTTTGCGTGGCGAATTGTGATTGCGGGAATCAGATTGAATCGTACTGGGACAACATTCCTGAGGGGACGTGTCTGGTGCCGCCTGCGAGCCAGTTGTTTGGGCGCGTGGAGGTATTGACCGGCGTGGACGAGATCACGCGGGACAATCTACAGATGGTGTTGTCTGAGTGCATGGCGGTTCACTGGTTCAACGCGGCGCAGATTGACTACCTGTATCGGTATAACCGGGGAATGCAGCCGGTATTGGACCGGAAGAAGGCGACGCGACCTGAGATCAACAACAAAGTGGTCGAGAATCACGCCAGCGAGGTGAGCCAGTTCACTGCGGCGTATTTCATGGGGGAGCCTGTGGTGTACGTGCGCCGTGGCGAGGAAGATGGGCTTTCCGATGACGTGCGGGTGCTGAACGACTACATGATGTTCGAGGACAAGGCGACCCGCGACATGGAGATGGCGACATGGATGGCCATTTGCGGCGTGGGCTACCGGATGTGTCTGCCGGACGAGGAAGCCTTCGACGACCCGGACCTTGCGCCCTTTGAAATCGACACGCCTGACCCGCGGGCGACGTTTGTGGCCTATTCCACTGGCTTCGGACACAAGCGGATGATGGGCTGCCGGATGGTATGGCGGCAGCGGGACGACGGCGCGTATAAGTGGCTGATTTGCGGTTATACGCGGACCCACTACTTTGAGGTGTGGGACGGCGCGGAGATCGTGAAGTGGGAGCCGCATACGCTGCGGGACATTCCGATCTTCGAGTACCGGCTGAACATGAACATGCTGGGGAGCTTTGAACCGGCGATTCCCGTGCTGAACGCCATCAACACGATTCAGAGCAACCGCGTGGACGGCCTGGAGCAGTTCGTGCAGAGCTTTTTGAAGTTCATCAACTGCGACATCGAAGAGGACACGGTTGAGCAGTTGCGCAAGATGGGCGCGATTGTGCTGAAATCCGTGAACGGGCTGAACAGCGACGTTGACATCGTGTCGCAGGAATTGAATCAGCAGCAGACGCAGACGTTGGTGGATTACCTGTACGACCAGGTGCTGTATATCTGCGGGTTGCCGACGACCACCAAGGGCGGCGGCAGCACATCGGACACTGGAGCCGCGGTCCTTTTGCGCGACGGCTGGCAGCAGTGCGAGGCGCGTGCGCAACAGACGGAGAAACTGTATCGGAAAAGCGAACGTGAGTTTTTGCGGCTGGTGTTGCGGATCATGGGCGATACGCGCCCTGACATCGACCTGAAGCTGTCCGGGATTGAGTGCAAATTCACGAGGCGTCAGCACGACAACCTTCAGAGCAAATGCCAGGCGTTGAGTTCCCTGCTCCAGGCGGGCATTCATCCGGAGATTGCCATTGCGACCAGCGGGCTTTTCAACGACCCGATGGACGTTTACAAGCAGAGCGAGGAATATCTTGTGAAGTGGAAGCCGGTGCCGATGAACGCCAATCCCGCACTTGGTACAGGCGGCGGAAATCCGGAGGACGTGCCGCCAGAGGAAGAGGACGCGGAGATCACCGAGGATGAGGAGAACGTGGCCGAAGGCGGCGAGAAGAGCGACGGCGGAAGAAACCTGCGCTGCGCACTGTGCGGAAAGCCGCTTCCGGAGGGCCGGAAGAAGTATTGCTCGGACGACTGCCTGAACATGGCTCGGTATCTGAACAACAACGGGGCGAACGTGAAGGCGTATCGGCCCACCGGTCAAAACGGGCTGCCGAATAGTTTGCCGACCTCGCAGAGGAATGGTAACGCATGAGTGTGGACATCTTTCGCCACGCGGACCGGGCGCTGATGGTGATGCTGAACTTCATGTCTCGGGAGTTCCAGAATTTGAGCACCGAGATCGGCTTCGATGAGATGAACGTGATGGAGACCCGGCGGCGGGTGAACGCCATGTATGAACGGATGGACAAGGTGATCCGCCGGGAGTACCGGAGCGTGGCCCGGAAATCGTACATGGACGCCATCGCGGAAGCCGGGGTGGACGGCGGCGCGTTTGACGCGGAGAAGTTTGTGAGCGGGATGTTGAAGGCTTACGACCCGGTGAGCGACTTCATCTACGACAGGGAATGGATTCGCAAGCGGGACCGGCTGTTTGAGAGCATCATCGCCACCGAGCGCGGCAACCAGGAGATGCGCAAGAACCTGAAGCGCGGGCTGGACGTGCTGGCGAATCAGGTGCGGCAGTACGCGGACAACATCACGGCGCAGGCGCGGGTGACGGCCTTTAAGCGGGCTGGTGCGGACGTGCTGGTGTGGATTACGGAGAAGGACGAGAAGGTTTGCAGCGTGTGCAAGCCGAGGGATGAGCAGTTCTATCCGATAGAAATGTTGCCGGAATATCCGGCGCACTGGCATTGTCGGTGCAGGCTGGATTGGGTAGACATGGAAGAGCGGAAGAAATGGAATAAGAAGGTCGCGGTGGCGGAATAAACGCAAAATGCGCTTTCCCATCGGCGCATGACGCGGCGCGGTGCTTCCCTTCCGCCGCGCAGTAGACGCAGGGCAGGGCCGTTGTAGAGAAGAAGCCGCGAATCAGTATACATGATTCGATGGCGTATCGGTGAAACAATAAGCCGGTATTTTGGTAAATGGGTACGGCCATGGTGGGTGGAAATCCCATCCCGCGACTTTGAGAATTGAATAGAGATTGAATTTACGAGATGCGAGTTGGACTTACGAAGTGATGTAGGTCTGGCTCGCATTTTTGTTTTGATTTTAGACGGCGATGGCCGTTTGA